GATGACGATCAGGGCGATTAACATCGCCTTTTGCTGCTTCATAGCCTGCTTCTCCTTGACCTTTCGGTCCGTAAGAGGCTAATCTCTATGTGTCGCATAGATATGGCCTCAGATTAATGTTAAGCGTCTTGCAGGACGCGTAATGTTAACTGGGGCTTTTCTCTATCTGCCTTTTGGTGTTCATGCCTGAGACAGATAGCCTCAAGCACCCGCAGTCATTCTACTTAACTAAGATTTCCCCGCAAACCGTTTTTGTCCGGCACAGTAAATATCCAACTAAACCAATGGCGTTCGCTGTATTTACCGCCAGTATTCAATGCACATGACCGCCATGAACCCCCCTAAAAAAAGGGCATTTATATGTCCAAACATTAATATCAAAACATCAACTTTTTCCATATACCTTGCTGTGAAGATGATGGGCATACATGATGCGAACAACCAGAACGCAACAAACAAAAACTGCAATGCGTTTTTCATTATTCCCCCTACAATCAATGTGCAATAACATTTAAACACACCTCAATTTAGCCGGACATATAAATATCTAAACCAGAAAAAATCACTTACATAGCGTTACAAACTCTTTAGTCTAAATATTCATCGTAAAACATTCCCCATACTTATCAGCCCGTTCTGCGCCAGGTAGCTCATTGCCTTATCTGGGAATCTGTAATCAGGTTTCCGGATGCTGGTGGATTTTCGCATTTTAGTTGTTCATAAAAGTGCACAGCTTTAACCAGTTCTTCTGATGTAACCGGGACTGGCGGGGCAGTGAATAAGGCCTGAATTTCATAGTTCGGCCTGTCGTTACAATCCTCTTTTTTCGGTACATATTTCCAGTCACCAGACCACTACTTCCCCTGAAAGTCCGTAACGCCTTTTTTTCACGTAGCGATATCGCCATGCCACTGTTTTTGCTTGCCCCGCCGTTTCATGCCCTTCCTGATAATTAACCTCGCTCATTCATCGCCCCACTCATCACAATATGCTTCGACCGGAGTTTTTCCTGCTTCATAATCATCACGCCATGCTTCAGCATCAGCAGCACTGCCACCACGTAACTCTGCATAGTCCATTAACAGTTCATGCCATTCTTCAAAACCGACGTTGTATTTAGTTGAACCAAAATCAGCCATTTTGTTCTTCCTCTTCGTCTTTTATTTCGTGATATGAGTAATTGCAGTAGTTAAAGAAAATATCTTTTGCTTCGTCATGTATTTCATCAGGCGTCGCATCATCATCCACTTCGAATTCATCCTCGAAATCTCCACCGGCTATTCCCGTTTCAATAATTATTTTAAACTTTCGCATTTAACTACCGCCCTTTCGGGCGGCCTCCTGATGTTCTGAGGGTGCAGAAATCCCTCCGGTTAAGGATTAAATTTTTAACAGAGCTAAATTTAATTATTCAGTTCTGGATTTTGTCGCCCTGCGTATCCGCGCTTTCGCGTTACGCTCAATCTGAATTAGCTTTTCTATATTTTTTCGCCTTTCCCGCTCCTCCTGACGCAAGAGCCTTACATCATCTGCCAGTCTGGTTTCTCTTTTCGCCACAGAGAGCATCCAGTCAAATGGTTCCACAACTGCACCGCAGATTTTACAGCGGACCTGACGCTCTTTTTCGTCAACCCGGACAGAGGCGTGATGACAATATGGTCTTTCCGATGGCTCATAAAGAAAATTAACCTGATTACGAGGGTCATCCTCTTTTACCGGAAATAAAACGATATTGCTTAACTCATCCTCTGGTTTTATTTCCATGCTCCTCTCCTTTGATGCGAATGCCAGCGGTAATTGAAGCCTGATAGCTAATTTCACTCACAGTACCGCCTCCTGAAAATTTAATGAACAATTCAATACGTTCTTTGGTAATAGTGGTCATGTGTTACTCCTTAACCCGCAGTGCTTTCAACTGATGAGGGGAACAAAATCTTTTCATCAAACCCTGCATTCATATCATGAACAGCAACACACCAATCCATCGACGAACGATTATCAAGAGCCTCCATGATTTCATCCATGCGGCGTAGGTCATACAGGTAAATGCTTTTATCGCCAATGGTGTAAAAGCCAATTTTTTTCGGTGATGGACAGCGATCAAGAACTTCCTGTAATTCGTTCAACCATGCCCGTTCTTTTTTTGTCAAAGTTGCCATATCAGTTTTCCTTATACGGATTAATTTTATTGTGCAGTGTGTTGAATGACGCCCATACCACGTCGTTATACAATTCAGTAACTGGCTCAATTATTTTCCCGATTGCCCAGACAAAAATTAGAGGGGATATCGGTATCATCAATACGATAAACAGAATGAGAAACAAAAATTCTGTCGCCCTACTTTTTTGCGGATATTCTTTTCTGAATAATGTAGTCATTTCTTACCGCCCTTTCGGGCGGCCTCCCGACATTAATCGTTGTGGTAACTCATGGCTTCATTTGCAGCATCAACCGGATCAACCTCCCACCAGCAATAATTTGGTGCGTTTCCTTCAGGTGTCCACGGTTCCAATTCATTTTTTGCCACATTCTCGTCGCCAGTAATTTTAAAAATCTGCTCAGAGAATTTTTTCACCCACTCGTTATATTTTTCAGTGTTAATAATTTTCTGTGTATTTGACATAGATATACCTCCAGTTAAGGATTAAATTTTATTTACAGTGCTGAACTTAATTATTCAGATTTGGATTATGCTTTCTCTTCACGAAGTTCCGATTGTTAATTTGGCTCACAACAGCACCTTCTGAAAATTACCCTGATAGAAAGCCAGTACACGCTGCATAGCTTCGCTCTTCCGGCACTCGCTACAGATTATGTTTTGACGCCTGTCGTAGCGGCGTATTTCTCCGTCTGGTAATGGCCAGATAAGGTCAGGATCAACCACAGATGGTTTCTTCAGATTTGCCCTTGAGAGTTTTTTGCGGGCGTTTTGCCAGTCCTTACGCGCCTGTTCAGACGGGAATAACCCGTAACCAGAGTTGTATACATCGCCACTGGCAACCAGCTCTCTGGCGAGAACACTCATCAGATATCTTGTCGCACCTGTCTTGGCTTCCAGTTGCCGTAACGTCTCGCGCCCACTCCGGCGTACTAGCTCAACAACCTGCCCTTTAATTTTTTCCCGCTCTTCTTGTGTAAATACTTTTGCCATAAGCGCCTCCGGCAATCACTTTTCCGATACAACACGGCGGGAAGAATCAGTAATCTGTCGAACAATATCCCGGTGCTTGTTCAGCTCCCGCAGCGCGGCGCAGACTCGCTCCCACTTCTGAACATCACTTTTCGCCCTGCGCAGCGCCAGGTTTGCCCTGCGCAGGGACGGAAAAATCAGCTCATCTGCTTGCGTTTCGGTAAACGATGGCAACGACTGCACAATGTCCGCCACAGTTTCTGTTTTAATTTCTTCCTGTGTTGCGGCTTCCCGGCCTGGTAACGCAGCACCTGCTGGCTGAGGAAAGGCCTTACCATCACTTTCCGTTACCAGCGCGGTTTTCGGCTCTGCTGGTAAATTATCGCCCGGCATGCAGTAACGAAATTTACCGTTCTGATTAACGCGTGCCAGCCGCCCCGTTGCGGTTACCACCGCCAGCGTGGAAGCAACCTTGCGAGTACTGACACCGAACTTACCCGCCAGTTCCTCACACGTTTTAGCCCCATCCTGACCGATAAACTCAATCATCATGTCTGCGGTAACTTTTTGTTCGACCTCCCCGGTCAGCATATCCTGTGCTTCAGATTTTACTGGCCGCTCTTCGGTTACCCGGGATTCACCTTCGCCAGCCAGAAACCAGGTGTGACCAGTTTTATCAACGACGCCATTTCTTTTGAGTTCCCACAGCTCGTTGACAGCCTCTTCACGACTGATTCCAAGGCGAGCTGCCACCACATGTGAAGAGGCTTTTTTCAGTGCTTTCAGTGCGTCAGATACGGTTTCCATTAAAATTTCCTCCGGACAAAATTACTTCACAACCCTCATATTGCTGACATTTGGACGCCAGCTATCCCAGTTAAACGTCACCCATCGACCACCGTTCATGGTCATGCGGTCCATAATCCTCTCACCAAGAAGCGTACTCATTGCGGCATGATTCAGGTTTGTTAACATCCCGACACTGCACAGTGATGCTGTCCGGCGATCAATTATCTGGTGCAATACCACCTGCTCGTTTTTCGTCTCCCGCTGAACGCCTATTTCATCCAGGACCAGCAAATCAACCCCGCAAAGCTCCTGTAAAAATTTTTCCCCGGATTTGCCGTTGTCGTAGCTGTCATGCAACACGCTCATGACGTCAGACACGGTGACGATAATCACGCTGCGCCCCTTCACCATCAGCCGGTTGCCCATCGCCGCTGCAAGGTGATTTTTCCCGGTGCCGGTTTTACCGCTGAACACAAAATTCGTGCACCCGGTCATCAGTTCGTCAGCTATGGATTTGGCCTGGCTCAGCGCGTATTTTTGCCCGTCGTTCTGCACCTGATAATTTGCAAACGAGCATTTGCTGTGCAGAGGCTGGATGCCCGAACGATTCAGGATTTTTTCCACCCGCAACTGGCGATTCTGGCGGTTAATCTCCTCGCTGCGTTTTCGTCCTTCAGCAAGTTGCCATTCCCGCCACTCCTCCACCGTCCGGTACGGTGGAACCGACCCCTGTGGTGCAAGTCTGCGAATACGTTCAAGAACCCCAACTGCCGCAATGTTTTTCATGACACGTCACCCCCTGAATCCCGGCGGTATTTCAGTGTCCGGTTCAGAAATGTGATTCACGCAACGCTGCGCAGGCGAACGCCCCAGGCGGATAACCAGTTCATCCCATTTTTCCCGGAGTTTTGCCGGACTCATGATGTTTTTTACCCAGAACGAATCCCGCTGGAGACGCCCAAACATTTCACAAATTTGTCTGTGAGTTCTGCCATCCAGCATCCGCATTGTGCGAACGTCATTGGCCCATGCTGTCCAGTTGGGTTCTTTCGGTCTAGTGATCTCGCCATCATCGCTGGCCGCCTGCTCGTAAAGACTCACGATTCGTCCCCAGATCCACTGTGCGCACACCAAATCTTCCTGACTTCCCCACTGGCGTTTTTTCGCACTGAACACAACCGCGTCAGGGTGTCGGGTTAAAAAATCCTGTTCAGCCGTCTGCGGGTCCGGTTGCGAAGCGTCCGGACAAGAAGATCTTTTATCTGACGGATCAGGTTTTAATACTGACGGATCGGGGTCAATCATCGCCCCCCTAATCGGCAGTTTTTTATCAACAGTTGATCCATCAAAATTTGACGGGTCAACCGTTGAGGGGTCAATATTTGACGGGTCAACTGTTAACGGGTCATTTTTTGCCGGGCTAATTTTTCTTTTCGGTTTATATGACTCACGCGCCGCCGCCGCAGCTGCTTCGAGTTTTTCCACATTAAGCCGATAGATATTGCTTACATTACGCCCACCGACCTTACGCTCTTCCTTCGTCAGCCAGCCCTCTTTCGCCAGTTCTGCAATAGCCGATTTCACTGTGGATTCACTTCTTGCACCGATCTGACGCCGGATAGTTTCAATGGCAGGCCATGACACGCCCTCGTCATTGCTGTAGTCTGCAAGACGGGCCATAACCGCCACCCTGGATAAGATCATGCCGGTGAAGGCGCACCCTTCCCAGACAAGACCATGAAGCTTGCTGCTCATAAAACCCCCGAACACCGTGCTTTTAGTGCATCACCACAGCATTCCCTGCCGGGCCGCCGCGATTCATCTGGTCATACAAAACAACCGCTGACGCAACAAAATCATCGACATCCTTCACCAGCCGATCCCTCCGTTCGACGATCTCACGGTAATATTCAGAACTGTGGCTGCGCATACGGGCCACCAGCAAAGGCGGCATCGCCTTTTCGATCGCCGGTAACAGAGCCTGCATTTTTTCAACAGCATCAGGGGTGTCTTTATCCAGCCAACGGAAAATTTTCTGGGTATTACGGGCCAGGGCTTCCGGATGGCTGTCGTCGTACAGTTCAGGGAACGTCATCCCCAGTTCGAAATAAGTCCGGGCTATTTCAGCTGCAGGAACTTTCTCACCATCAGGGTATGCCCAGGCATTCATCGCCATGCGGATGTGCTCATGTTTGATTTTCATGAATCATTTGCCTCTTGATGCTTCGGGTATGATCGTTTTCGTCATTTGGTTGCTTCATCGACATATTCTGCGAATAACATGACGAGCGTCGTAAGTATGTCCAATCAACATCAGGACGAAGTTCTTCACACAGGACACCACCTTTTGTTGCTCGTTCAATCGCAGGACATCTCTCAGCAGGTAACTGACGTACACCTTTGATCCATTGATTTACGCTTGGAGGAGATACACCTAAAAGCCTAGCCATTGCTGATTGCCCACCGACAACAGCACAAGCTCGTTTGAATGAATAGTTATCTTTTTTCATCGAATGAACTCCAAAAAACACGCAACAATATTAGGCTTAGCCTAATGAAATTGTCAATAGGCTATGCCTAATGCATCGAGAGTAGGGATTGCCTAACGCGATGCACATAGGAGACTATTAAGCAATGCTTAGTGGTAAAGACTTAGGCCGAGCGATAGAGCAGGCCATTAACAAAAAAATTGCATCAGGAGCCGTCAAATCAAAGGCGGAAATCGCACGTCATTTCAAAGTCCAACCACCATCAATCCATGACTGGATTAAGAAAGGTTCGATAAGTAAAGACAAACTTCCAGAACTATGGCGTTTCTTTTCTGATGTGGTTGGTCCAGAGCATTGGGGGCTTAACGAATACCCCATACCAACCCCATCCACTTCAGATACAAAAAGTGAACTTTTAGACATAAACAGCCTTTATCAAGCCGCCTCTGATGAAAAAAGAGCAATTGTGGCTTTCATCTTATCTGGAAATGCTACGGAGCCTAGTTGGGTTGATCATGACGTTCGCGCCTACATTGCCGCAATGGAAATGAAGGTAGCTAACTATCTGAAAAATCAAGAATCAAAACGGAAAAGCCAGAACATCACCAAGACAGGAACTTAAACTTATATGGTCCGACGGGAAATTCCTAGTTCCCGTTAGTTAACTCCTACTACCTCTTCCACAAACCATCACCTATTAGGTTGCGCCCAAATTATTAGGCATAGCCTATTGACAAGTAATTAGGCACTTCCTATAGTTTTCCCATACCAACCCATCCCGTCCCACACAATACAGGGCAATACCTCGAGTTACCAGGCAGTGGTCACGGGTTAAGTAGCCAGCCCGAGGCGTAAGAACATGACGGCAGGGTTCAACTTTAATAACTATGCAGCAGGTTTTTGTTCCGCTACCCCGGCGTTAAGGGGAAATGAGGTCAGCATGGATACTATCGATCTTGGCAACAGCGAATCTCTGGTATGTGGCGTGTTCCCCAACCAGTACGGTACGTTCACCGCAATGACGTATACCAAAAGCAAAACGTTTAAAACCGAATCTGGAGCGCGTCGCTGGCTGGAAAGAAATTCAGGTGGGTGATATGGATTTCGACACAATCATGGAAAAGGCTTACGAAGAATACTTCGAAGGCCTTGCCGAAGGCGAAGAAGCTCACAGCTTCAACGAATTTAAACAGGTGCTTTCCAGTTCGGCAAAATCTAATG